CTTTGGAGCAAGGCACCTCAGACCGTGACGATCCCAGCCGCTCGCGCAGCCGGGAGCCACTTCGGAAGGAACTCGGAAACCAGTTCGTCGTAAAACGTCTCATCCGGAACGTTGGAAACCTTTGGAAAGGAACAGGTGCCGACGTTATCAACTACTCGGTTGGGGAGCTTATCCAAAACATCCAGAAATCCTGTGTCATTTCCCAGGCCCAGGAACTGCCAGAAGATCGGAAGGTTGGCGTACTGCGTCAGTAGTTGCTTGTCCAGCCCGGACGATGCGCTTCCACCATCCGTTTGGAACACCACCAAAACCGGAGGCTTTCCCGCGTTCAGCATGCCCTCAGTCTTAACAAACTGGACCACGGCGTTGATAGCAGCGGCGTACTCGGTGCCGCCCATCCGGCGTTCCTGGGTCCGGGTTTTCTGCTTCCCGAACAGTCCCTTACCGCCGACTGGCACCTCTTCGAATCGCCAACGATCGATCGCGCCGGAGTAGTTGGTGGCGTCCACGACGAACGGCTCCAGAGCTTCATGGTGGAAAGGAAACACCTGTACGTTGCCGTCGTCATCCAGGCCGGACATGGACAGACCGAGCACGCGCTCGGCCAGTTCCTGGACCTCCCCGGAGGAGTAGAACGGGATCATGCTGCCGGAGTAGTCGATTACCAGGATGACCTGCGCCGACACTTCTCCGAGATCCTGCCCCTTGTCAGCTGCGGTTTGCAGCACCTTGGTCAGGGAGATGGTTGCAGCTTCGGAACGCTTGTTGAGATCAATGCTCATGCTCGGGAGTGCCTTTCGTCAAGAGAGGTTGCCGGGAGTGGCGGACTGCAGGAGAACAGAGGCTACAACGCCGTCTGCCTGGGACTGGCCGGGGCGGTTGTTGTACGCCCGGCGGAGTGCGGTGATCAGGTCGGGTACCTCTGAGTAGGGAAGATCCGTCCAGCGACCGTTGTACCCGACCATTACGTTCTCAGGGATCCAACGGTTCTGTTCCACTCGGGCAGTGTTGTTTCTGTCTCTTGGCATGCTCTGATCATGCCAGAGTATTGCACTCGGAGTCAACAACTGGTTAGCTGTGGGCATGCCCCTCGAACAAGTTTCCTACTCATCCCTCAAACAGTGGTCGCTGTGCCCGCGTCTGGGATACCTCGGCCAGCATCTCGGACTGCAGAAGGTGGACCAGGACCGCACCGGTGCCCTTCCGTTCGGTTCCCGGGTGCACCTCGCCCTGCAGCTGTGGGGAGAGTCGGGCTGGATGATCCCCCCGGCCAAGATCTGGAAGCGGCTGATGGACCGCGAATTCATTCTCGCGGAGGAGCTGGGCTGGCCACATGAGCTGGACAAAGAGTCCGCAATGGGCCAGGTGATGCTGGAGGGCTTCGCGGAGTGGCTGGAGGAGGAGGGCATCTACTCCAAGTGGACCGTGGTCGGGATCGAGACCAAACTGTCCACCACCCTCACCATCGAATTGGAAAACGGCCAGCAGGTGGACGTGCTGCTACGCGGCAAGCTGGACCTGCTGGAGCAGCGGAACTCGGACGGCGCGCTGTTCGTGGACGACTACAAGACCACCAGCTCGCTCACAGAGGATTCGATCCAGGCCAAGCTTTCGGAGTCCCAGCTGCCGCTGTACGTCATCCTGGCCCGGCGGCAGGCACCGGACCAGTGGGTTTCCGGTGGGGTGTTCACCCAGCTCCGCAAGGTGCTGCGCGGGCCCCGGTCCAAGGCCCCGTTCTACGACAGGCTGGAGATCCCGTACTCCGACGCCAAGCTCGCAGCTGCGGAGCGGAACATCGTGGCAGAAGCATCTGCGATAGCTTCCATCGTGGAGAAGCTGGAGCGCGGTGCAAACCACCTGGACGTCGCCCCCTACCACCCCAGTTGGGCCTGCAAGACCTGCCCGTTCCGGCTGCCGTGCACCGAGATGCAGGAAGGGAACCTGGACGGTGCAGACCGGATGCTGGAGAATCTCTACGCTGAGGGCAACCCGCTGCAGAGGTACGAAGATGACCAGAGCAACACGCTCGAAGCATTAGGTTTCCGGCGTCCCATCCTGTAGTATTGTAGATCTACTCAACTTCACCCCACACCCTTCACCCCGGAGCCACGGCTCTGTTCCCCCTGCGAAAGGAGGGAGCGTATGTAAGCCCACTGAGCGTGAGTATCCAGTTACCGCCAGTGAAAGAAGGTTCACCTCCGTGGCGCAGCCACAAAAACTCCGCAAGTCCCTCTCCATCCTCGTGCATGGTGAGAGCAAGGCCGGGAAGTCCATGATCGGAGTATCCGGGGCTACGCCCCGGCTACTGATGGACGTCGAATCTGCAGCGCACTTCCTGCCGATCAACGCGGTGTACTGGGATCCTCGGACACCGCCGCCGGTTGAAGACGGAACCTGGGACACCGCCGTCGTCAACATCGACACCTGGAAGGATGCGACGGACACCATCAAAGCCCTGCAGTCACGTCCGCATCCGTTCAAAAGCCTTTCCCTGGACTCGATCTCGGAGCTGCAGAACAAGTGCATCGAAGACATCGCGGGGCTGAACCAGGTCAAGCTGCAGGACTGGGGCACCGCGCTGAGGTACATGCGAAGCCTCTGCGGCGAGATCCGGGATCTCACCAAGCACCCTGAGCGCCCGTTCGCATCGGTCGTGGTGACATCGATGTCGAAGTTCAACGACGAGACCAAGAAGTGGGAGCCATATCTGCAGGGCCAGATGAAGTCTGTGCTCCCCTACCTGTTCGATGTCAACGCTTTCCTGATCAAGAGGGAAGTGAACAGAGGCGGATGGGTCACCATCCGCGAGCTGTACACCGAACCGTCCAACAACGCAGGTGTGAAGTTCACGGCAGGCAGCCGGATTGCCGGTCGGGTTCCGAACCCTCTGGAGTTGGACGTCATCACCGGGGACAGCCTGGAAGAGATCAGCAAGGCGAACACCACTGTGCGCCAACTGATTCGGGCTGCGTTCGCAATGAGTTTGGGCTCCATGCCCAAGCCAGCACCAACACCGGACACGACCGTGCCTCCGGTGGTCAAAGTTGAGCAAGGAGTACTGAAGTAATGGTCGATCAGGACAGCGATTTCGATTTCGCAGGCGAGCTTGCGAACATGGATGACATCCAGACCGGCAGCGCGCTGCTGCCCGAGGATGAGTACAACTGGCTGGTGAAGGGCGCGACCACGGGTGTGTCCTCCAACGGCAACCCCAGCATCAACCTGCAGCTGGAGATCATCGACGGCCCGTACCGGGGCAAGTCCGTGATCCACAACATCTACTACTCGACCCAGAAGCAGTCCGGGATCGAGTTCTTCTGGCGGCAGCTGAAGACGCTGGGCATCACCTCCGGCATGGTCCGGGACGAGGGCTGGACGCAGAAGGTCATCGCGGCCAAGATGGTCAACGCGCAGATCACCGCGAAGATCAAGCACGAGACCTACCAGGAGGTGGAGCGGGCCAAGACCCAGCTCACCAAGCTGATCGTCAACCCGAACCTGAAGGGGGGCGGTGCGTCAGCACCGGGGACCACAGCAGCTCCGTCGCAGAACACCCTCCCGAAGTACGTGGACGACGGCGACAACGGAGCGGAACCGGCTTCACAGCCGGAGTCGGTCGGCGCACCGGCCGGGACGCCCACGGCGGTTGACGACGATCCCTGGGGATCCCAGGACTCCTGAGTCCGTCCCTGCGGCACAGCCCGCTCTTGCTCCGGCAGGGGCGGGCTGTTTCGTCTCCTGAGAAAGGTTGCAATGGAAGTCCCTAAGTTCTCAATCCGAGTGCTGGACCATCCCGACAAGGTCTCGCAGTTCTGGGAGTGGCTCACCCACCGCCCGCAGGGCTATGTGGCGTGCGACATCGAAACCGGATCCGTGCCCGGTGGGCATGAGCTGGAAATCTACCGACCAGGGTTCCACGTCCGGATGATGCAGTTCGGTGACGCACAGGGCGGTTGGGCCATCCCGTTCCAGGAGTGGAAGGGACTGGTCAAGGGCTCGTTCGACTGGGTCTCCCAATCACGCACCACCCATGTCTGGCACAACGGGTTCGGTTACGACGCGTCCGCGCTCTGGCAGGAGGGGATCGTCATCGACCCCACCTGTATGCACGACACCCAGATCACCGCAGGGATCGGTGGATTCGCCGGGGAGTCCCGCAAGCTGAAGACGTTGCTGCGCAGGGAGTTCGGGCCGTGGGCATCGGTGGGAGAAGACATCCTGCACACCGGCATGAAGAACGCCGGTTGGACCTGGACCGACATCCCGATGGGGTGGAAGCCCTACCCGATGTACGGCGTGGTGGACGTCGTCGGCACCAGCATGCTGTACGAGCGCTGGGAGCCGTGGCGTAAGCAGTTCGCCGCTCACCATGACATGGAGATCGCGACATCAGTGATCACCAACCAGATGTCCCGCACCGGGATGATGGTGGACGGTGAGTACCTGGCCACCGAGATCATGCGGCTCGCGGAGGAAGAAGATGCTCTCCTGAAGGAGAGCATGGCAATGGGCTGGGGAGATCCGAACAAGCGCACCGAGGTTCTCCGCATCCTGCATCAGGCAGGTGTGTTGGATGAGAAGCGGCTGACCGATGGCGGTCAGATCTCAATTGACAAGAAACAGATGATCCAGGTCGGGAACAAGCACCCTCTGGCGGAGCTGCGGCTGAAGTACATGTTCGTGCAGCGCATGCGGAAGGACTACCTGGAGAAGATTCTCGGGCTGATCGGTGGAGAGATGTCCCCACAGGTCATCCACCCCAGCATCTGGTCCATGGCTGCAAAGACGTCCCGCATGTCGGTGTCCAACCCTCCGCTGCAGCAGATGCCGTCCAATGACCACACCGCGCGGCGGGCGTTCATTCCGGACAATCCGGATCATGTGCTCATCGGTGCTGATTTCGGACAAATAGAGATGAGAACCTGGGCGATCATGAACAATGATCAGCTCCTGAAGGACATGTTCAACGAGGCCGATCGTACCGGCCAGGACTTCTTCGTGCTGATGGCCAAGGATCTCTACAACGAGCCCGACTTCAAAAAGTCCGACCCCCGGCGCGGACCGATCAAGAACACCGCGTACGCCACCATTTACGCCGGTGGGGACATGACCATCGCGGAGACCGCCGGTCTGCCACTGGAACAGGTGCAGCCAACCATCAACGCGCTGAAGGACCGGTACCCCAGTTTCAAGGACGCCGGGCAGTCCATGGTCACCAAGACCGCAGACGGCATCTTCGAAGCCTGGACCCCCAACGGACGCCGGTTCCGGGTGCGGGAATGGAAGGACAAGCGGGTGCTCCCCAACTGGTGTGGCCAAGGTTGGGCTGCGACCATCCTGAAGGACTCCGCGATCGGCTGTAAGGCGGCTGGCCTGGGGGACAACCTTCGGCTGGCGGTGCACGACGAACTGATCTTCTCCGTGCCCCGTGATGAAGCGAAAGACGCAGCCATGGAAATCGAAGAGATCATGAACAGCCAGATCGATCCGGCTGAACACGGCGTGGCGATTCGCGCCAAGGCCAACATCGGGGACAACTGGGCGGAATTGAAGTAGATATAAGTAAGCACCTAGCTCACATACTACAAGAAGAGGTCATAATGCTGATTGCGGTAACCGGATATAAGAACTCTGGCAAGAACGCTGTATGCAACGTGCTGGAGCAGGAGTACGGATTCAAGATCACAGGGATGGCGGACGCTCTGAAGGAGCAGATGTACATCCTGAACCCGATCATTCACGCCATCATTCGTACCGAGTTCGATGGAGGTGGGCCGGACTACTTCGAGGGAAACAAGCATGTGGAGGTGGTCCGCCTCAGAGAGATCATTGCCGAAGACGGGTGGGACGAAGCCAAAGAGAAGTACCCCGAGATCCGGCGTCTCCTGCAGATCGGCGGGACGGAAGCCGGACGCAACATCTTCGGGGAGAACATCTGGCCAGAGACCTGGTACAAGCGCACAAAGGTGTGGCTGAAGCAAGGATATGACGTCTGCGTCTCGGACATGCGGTTCCTGAACGAGGCCGCGTTCGTGCGGGAGCTAGGTGGATATGTATGGCGGGTGCAGCGCTCCGGGTGTGTTGCTGGGTTGCACGCCAGTGAAAGTGAACTGGACAAGATCGAACCAGATCAGGTGATCAACAACGACAGCGCTCTGGCAGACCTTGTTCCACTCGTACGGCATCTGAGGGCAGCGGCGTGGTGAGGGTACTCAGTGTAGACCCCGGCGGGACCAGCTCCAGTGTCCGGCGCGAGGCGCAGGGCAAGGGCGGTGCCACGGGTGCTGTGCTGTTCGAGCCGCTGGAGCGGTTCAAGATCCAGGTGCTGGACTGGTGGGAGATCACCGAACGCCTGGAGTTCCTTGACATGGCACAGCAGATGCACGACAATGGGGTGGAGCACTGCATCTGTGAGTACTTCTACCCGGCTGATTTCAACAAGACTTGG